AGCTCCCGGAGCCGTTTAGCCTGGGCCAGCGAGGGCGAAGCCTGCTCCCCGTCAATGGAAACAGCAATAAGCCTCTGATTTTTCGGTTTGATGTAGGAAAGCTCCACGGCAGGCATGAAGCCCATCTTTTTATCGTCTACCTTATCCAGAAGCTCCGGCACAAGGGAGTTGAGCCGCAAGTAGCGCATGACCTTTTTATAGTTCATTTCATGCGCCTCGCCTACAATCTCAACCGAGCGTTTCCCGACATCGCCTTCCGCAACACCTTTCAGCCGCCCGCCCTGATGCTTGATGTCCTCAACCTCGAGTTCCAGCAGCGCGGCCAATTCGCTGGGGAGCATCCCGTCACGCTGCTTGTTGCTGTCCTTCATGGCCTGTACCGCTTCGTGGTCGGTCATTTCACGGACGATAAAGGGCATTTCCTCCAGTCCAGCCAGCTCACTGCCGTGGGTACGGCGATGGCCCGCTACAATTTCATAGCCGTTTCCATCTTTCTCCGGGCGGGCAAGACCGGGAACCATTACACCGTTTACGCGGATAGAAGCAACGATTTCCTGCATCTTCGCATCGTCCCGTACCTTAAAGGGGTGCGGACGGAATGTGTGAAACGGATGAACCTCGGAAAGTTTCAGATAAACCAGCTTGCCTTCCTCAACCGGGCGGGGCGGTGTAGTCGGCTCGGGAGCCGTCTGTTCCACAGCAGCAGTTTCCTTCAGTGCCGTATCCTGTGCGGGCTTAATGGGCTCCTTGGCATCCGGGGCCTTTCCATCGCTTCGGGACACTTTGTCTCGTTTGGACGGCTTGGGCTTGTCAGGAGCCGCCTTATCCGCCTTGGGTGGGCGGCCCTTGCGAGCCCCAGCCGATTTCTCCGCTTTCTGATTTTCAGTCGCGGCCTTTTCTGCTTTCGGCGGACGGCCACGGCGCGGCTTTTTCGGTTCCTCCGTATTGGCGGGCTGCGGTGTTTCTCCGGGGGCTGCCGCCTCTGGCGTTTCGGGGGTTTCCGCCTTTTCGACTTCGGCGCGGGCGTTCTGCCTCTTTTCCGCCATAAGTTCATTGATTTTGTCAAAGGACACAACCACATCGCCGGACTCAGGTATGGTAGGCCCGGTATGTTCCTGCCGGGGCTCAGACGCTGCGGCCTGTTCAGGTGTGGTGATAGGCCCGGCGGCCTCCGGGGAAGTATTCTCCGCAGGGCCTGTGTTCAGTTTTTCATCGGCCATTTACGATCCTCCTTTTCGTTAAAGTTGCACAAATTAGAGCGCTAAAATTTTGTAGTTATTTTTGCGCCTCCTTTCCGTCTATCCACGCAAAAAAGCCGCCCGTTTTTCATGCCGGACGGCTTTTTGCGTAATGTGATAGATCAAATATTATTTTTTCTGATTTGTAGGCTCCGAAAAGCCTTGTATTTACAGTGTTCCTAATAGGAAGTAATCATATCCTCTTTGGATGTCATAATTCGACCCATCATACCCAAGTCGACGGTAAACATCGTTAATATAGTGCAACCACAAATCATCAAAACCCGCACAAACTGCACAGTGAGGCGGATTATCAGGATTTATTCTTGCAGCATAATCTTCTATTAAGGTCTTGGAAATCCCCTGCATAATTTCATACTCAGAGTAGTGATTATTGATTTCTGCAATTTGACTTTCTGTCAATGTGTCAGCGTCTGCAATCTCACGCACCTTTGCAGTTGTCAAATCAGAGTTTCCAAACCAATCTGTTTGAGCTGAAGCAGGCAAAGCTATTACGCTAAGCAGCAGCACCGTTGCTGCCAGCATTGACGCAATTCTCTTTTTCATTTGACTTTTCCTTTCATCTTTTCTTTACGACCTTAAATCGCATGAAGCTTTTCATTGGTTTCAATTATCAATCAAGACAAATGAACCGCCTCGCATTACGATTTATCTTGTTAAAATTATACGATTTATAGAATTACCTGTCAAGGCATCCGCACTTAAAATCGTAAGTAGCACTACGATTTATCCAAGGAGGGCAATGACATGGAACGCGAGAAGCCAAACTTTGACATTCTGGGAAGGATCGACCGGGAGCGGTTGGCTCGTGGATGGTCTGAATACACCCTTGCCGAGAACTCTGGTCTGACGCAATCGACCTTATCAACATGGCGCAGAAGAAACCTTCAGCCCAACGTAACCTCGATTGAAAAAATTTGTCATGGCCTTGGTATCACTCTCTCACAGTTTTTTGAAGAGGATGCTGCTGTTCACCATTTGACAGAGGAGCAGAAATCCCTCTTAACCACTTGGGATAGGCTTTCTCCTTCACAAAGAACTGCTATCTTGGATTTGATTCAAGCGTTTTTACCTGAATAATACACACATTTACAAAAAAGAAGGATGTCGAGCAACCACTGCGTCACTCGACATCCTTCTTCATTAAGTAAAGGACTTCAGAACTTTTTTCAGTGCTTCACGCTGTTCCGGGGTTATGCGACCCAGCAAATTCAAAAATTCCTCTTGTTCCTCTTTTGTAAATTCGCTATGGGGTTCTTCTTTTGCACATTTTTCATTTTTCATAACAGCTTTTCCTTTTTAAGTTTTTTCCTCGTCAGCCAACTCGGCCCGAATCTGCCGCTTGTATTTATAATAGGTATTCCGGGCAAGTCCTGTCAGTTTCATACACTCCACATCGTCCAATGTACCGCCAAAAGCCTTACAATGGATGCGGATTTTCTCTTTGGCCGCTTTGGACTTCTTGGTTTCAAATCCAGTGCCTTTCTTGCGGCCAACCTGTTTTCCATTCAGCTTTGCTGTTACAAGACCCTCACGAGTACGCTGGTGCAAATCGGCCACTTCTTTTTCAGACTGCTCAAAAGCCAACTTGATTTGCTCTTTTGCCAATGCCATCAGATATTCGTTGATACCCTTCAAAATAAAATCCACATTGGTTCCTGTCATGGCAATGCTGCCGGACAGGGCCTTTTGGTAAGTTTCGGTATCAATGTGATGCTCTTTCAAGAATACCAGCCGGATACCTTTATGATAGAGATCTTCATACAGTGAAAATCCCTCTTCTGCATTTCTGGACATTCGGGAGACGGAATCGAACACCACTGTATCTCCCTTTTTCAGGATTCGATACAACTTGCTCCATTCTGGCCGAAGGATGGAAGTTCCCGTATAGGCTTCCTGCACAATGTGAGCTGTCGGGTATTCAGCTCTGATATTGCGAACCTGACGGTCAATGCTCTGCTTTGCAGTGGAAATCCTGCAATAACCATAAGTGCTCATAGCCTTTTCTTTCCGTATCAAAAATGCCGAACGTCATTTTAGCGTCACCGATTTGCTAAGACAAATCGGCTTCATCACGCTGTGATTGATACTTTTCTGTACCCACGGCAATTTTAATACTTTTTCCTGCGAGCCTTAGTCATCCCTCATAAACTTCAAAAGATTATCTCCGTTGACGAACGGTTCGCACCGTCCGTCCCCTGCGATGACTTTTGAACTTTATAAGGAACGACACGGCTCGCTCTTATCAACAGTTCAGATACTGATTCATAAACTCTTCCACCGTCACGCAGGGCTTTTGATTTTTCTCTGCTCCTCCAAACGGATCATAGTTCCAGTCCGTCTCTTCATCAATGTACCGCCGTCCGTCATTGGGCAGCTCCAACGGCTCTGCAAGAATAATCGTTCCCCAGTGATTGACCATGATAAATGGTGCAATCTCACAGGGAATCCCCCGGCAGTCATTATCATGCCGCACATCGTAGGCATACAGACCAGCAGGAACAGAATCCCGCTTAATGCGGACACTGGTGAACAGCGCAGGTTTGTCGCAGACGGTGATTTCCTCATAGCGTTGGGTCGTTGCATCAAAAGTCACAGAAAAGCCTCCTTAAAGTGCAATCAAAAATGCACGAAATTTTTTAGCGTAATAGTTCATTTCCTGCGGCGGCAGCGAAGCCAAATTCCCTTCACCATCAGTTCCTGCAATGAAACCGGGGCCAGCAAGATAATCCGCTCCATTCCAGAGCAGCCGGTTGGGAGTCAGGTTCAGCAGCTTACCTTCATCGTTGCAGACCAAGGTGACTTCAGAGTCGGTGTCGGTCAGCGGAATGCATTCGATCAGCCCACCAACAAAGTTCTGCATGGCTTCGAGCGTGTTGTCCAGTTCGATTTCCTTTGGCAGTTCCATCGGCAGGAGAGCAAGAACTTTGATCTTTGCTTCTTTCACTTTGAAATCTCCTTATGCTACGTTCAATCTGGTGGCTTTGTAGCAGTCAGCGCACATTCCCTCATGGGTGGCTGCAAATTCTGCCGCCTGCATGATGGAGCCATCTTTCAGCTTGACCCTCTTGATGGGCTGGTTGCAGCGAGCGCAGATGCAGGGTATCGGCGGCTGTTCCTGCTTTTGGCTGGTGGGTCTCGGCTTCGGCTGCTTTTGCGGTTCTGCCTCCGGCTGCGGTGCAGCATCTTCCGGCAAATCCTCTCCGGCATAAACGTACAGGCCCAGACCAAACATAGCAAGGTTCTTCACTAAGCACCGCATGATAGCTTTATTCACATCGAACATAGAGGCTGCTTCTACGGTACGTTCTTCCATGCCGATTTTTTCACGGCGGCGGGTCTGCGGATTGTAGTCCCATTTCGGGGTGGTGTAGGTATAAGGCGTGGCTTTCATCGCTTTATTTGCGCCATCCAGTACAGGCAGCCACATTTCATGCGAAACGCCCTCAATCGTGACCGAGGTATACACCATAAAGCCGGTGATGGGGTCATAAACATAGGGCAGACCGTTGAATTTCTTGACCTCATAGCTGGCAGCGGGATACAGCTTTTTCACCTCTGCCCAGGCATACGCCCAGCTTACATATTTTAACTCGGTATTGCCAGACTTCTTGACTTCCAGATGATCTTTGAAGTCGATAGCGAATAATTTTACGAATGGATTTTCCGTAGCCATAATAACCCTCCAAGAAAAAAGGCGGCAGAGAAGTCACTCCCTGCCGCCATATACAAAGTTTTATGCCGCATGAACGATGGTAAACCTGCGGCTGCTTACATTTTTGCTGTACTGGTTGAAAATATCCGGCTGCTCTTTCCGCAAACGCTGGGAATCCACACGTTTGCTTTCGGAGGACACCCACGACACCTTATAGCCCGGTGCTGTGCCATAGGCAGCATCCTGCATTTGCAGCTTGACCTGCTGCTCGATGGCCGTTTTCTCCTGTTCCATCTGCTCGATTTGGTCGGAAAGCTCCTGCCGCTTATCCAGAAGTCCATGCAAGGCACTCAGGTCAGCGGTCTTATCCCGGTTGTCTACCTCATACATCTGGTTGATCTGCTGGGTGTCACAATCGCAACCGTTGGGTGCAGGGGGAATCTGGGGCACAATATGGTTTGTCCAGAAAAGTTCTTCCTTATCAATGAGATCAGAAAGCACCTGCTTATCTGTCACGATCTTGTGGATCACCAGCTCTTTGCCGAAAATCAGAGCTGCCACATACCAGCAGTCGAAACCGCTGACAGCTAAGTAGTGGTCAACCTGCGCCAGATAATGAGCCGGGATTTTCCCATCAGCCCACTTGTCCGCAGAGAAGGGCGAAACCGTCTTGCACTCCAATCCTGCTTTCTGCCCAACAATCAGGCGGTCAAAGTCTGCCAGAAGCAGCGGATGTTCCTCACTCTGGTAGATGGCATTTGCACGACGCACCTTAAACCCTGTTTCTTCGGAGAACCGCTGTGCCACATAATCCTCCAAGTCACGACCCTGCCGCATGGCTTCGTTGTCGATATTTTCAATGGTATCGCTGATTTTATCGTGGTATACCTGAAATGCAGAGCGATAGGGATTCAGGCCAAGTATAGCCCCGGCATCCGTGCCGGTAATACCGCATTTGCGATAACGGAGCCAATCCTCTTTGGATAAATTTAATGTAGATACAAGTCTTTTCATGCAATGTTCAACCTCTCTTTCAGCTGTTCTTCTGCGATAGAGAAATCATATTCCACCAAGTCTTTGATAATGGTGGAAAACTCATCCACCAAGGTACGGTCATCATCCAGCCACAGGGTATACAGGAAATCCAGAATGTTCCGCTGCACCCGGAGATGGTTCCAGAAACGCTCGTCCATTTGCTTCTCGGTGTCCAGCGTAATCAAGGCACTGACGATGGTGCTTTTCATCGTGATCTCGTATGCCGTGGTACAAGTTGGCTTTGGAAAATCGGCTTCAATGCTGTTCAGGAACTCAGAAAATTCCCGGACAGCCCGGTTGCTCACATCGTTCATAAATCCTCCTTTATGCTGCTGCCAGCACCATCTTGTAAGCCTTGTCGATCATGGGATTGCCCTCTGCGGTGCGCAGAAACAGATTTTCGTTGTAGTTGCGAGTTTTACGAATGGGGTCTGCATGGGTGGCGAAATCCGAAACAGCGTTTACGAACCGCCAGCCATTCTTTCCAACCCATTCCAGATCAGGTGCATTGTAGTAGCGAGCCTTCAAATCTTCCTGCAAGCGCAGGTTGTTCTTCCGCTGGCCATCGGTTAAGTCTTCCGTGATGGGGAAGAACTCGTTGATAAACTCCTGCACCTTGCGGTCAGACAGCTTGATGGTGGTCAACTCATGAATGCCCTTGCCCAGCTCCCCCATATAGCTGTTGGCAAGCTGCAAGGTCTCACGGGCATCCTGCACCCGGAGCAGAACATTTTCGGTATGGCGGGCAGTCCAGATACGCTTCGCTGTACCCAGAGCCAGATTCAGGGTGTTCTGGCAGACAACACGAACCGGAGTCATGGCGACTTTCACACCAGAGCTGCCATCGTGACTGTTGAAGAACACAAGATAGGGGGTCACTTCATCTCCGGCGATGATGTACTTCTCCGGCAGCCTCGCCAGCATCCAGACTTTCTTGCCGCCCTGCAAAGAACCGGCAGTTTCATAAGTGACACCTTCACCCAGCAGATCATCGGTGAACTGGAATGCTTCTTCGTTCTGCACGATGCGATAACGGTCAGATACCACACCCAGAACAGCATCATCGGTGCTGCGGACGTTAGCCCGATAGCCGGGGATCATAGCACCCGTGCCGGAATAGATATTACGGCTCTCCACCTGCCAATCCAGACCGGCCAGTTCCAAGGCTTCACGGCTTGCAGGGGCATCCATGACAATACGGCCAAGGCCATGCCACGGGGTTTCACGGACAGAGAACATGGTTTCAACATTTGCAGACATAACTACTACCTCCTGAAATTTTAATGTGATTACTTGTTTTCGAGTTTATGGGCGATCCAAATAATGAGTATTACGGCAGTTTTCCCGATTGCCTTTGCGCCCTTCATTAGAATCTTTACCATAACATCAGCCATTGTTTTTCCTCCATTTTCAAGTAAAAAGTAAAGACCTGTGGACAGAATCAAACTGCTCACAGGTCTTTCTACAAAGATAATATATAACTGTAATTTTTTCAGATACGCTTCGTCTTGTGTCGGGTGTGTCAAATGTGTCAGGTTTTTATGAAACTCTCTATATATTTCTTTATTTTTATCCCTTCTACTCTATTTTTTCTCTTAGATAAAGCGATAGGATAAAAGAGAATAGATAATATATAATAAAGGTTTCTCGAAAATTCTGACACATCCGGCACAACTGACACAGTACTTTACGGTCAAGCTTTTGTGCGGATACCCACGGCTACCGTGAGGTCATGCCACTCATTTTTACGAATTCCCTGATTCCGGGAAGCTTTAAAAGCCTTAGCTTCTTCAAAAGAAATCCTAAAACGAGCCATCTCCATAAAGCCATCCAACGTACAAGTAGCACTATTTCGACTCTGCACTTCTGTCAGTTGGAAATCAAGTACCCAGCGGTATTCCTCATTCGTCAGCGGCGTGATCTGTGCCACACAGCTATTGATAAGCTCCCGGTCAACATCATTCCTAGATGCCTTTTGCCATTCATCCAACTTCTGCGCAATCAAATTCATGTCAAGGGTTCCACTGCGCTCATCCTCCTGCTCCACATTCTCATATTGAGACTGCAATTCTGCAATCTGCGCATCCAATCCCTTCCGCCGCTCTGCCAATTCCTGTTTTGTGATGATTCCGTCTGCACACAGGTCTATGTACTTATCCAGACGCTCCCTCTGTCTGGCGATGCTGTTTTCCAGCATCGCCTTTCTGGAAATGCGGACAGTCTTTTCTTCTGCCATGCAGCGGTTCAAAATTTTATAGACCTCTTTGACTGTTTTGCCTTTGTCAAAGGTGAGATGTTCAAACACCTTTGCTGCCATCAAGTCCAGCTTCCACTCACAGATCGCCCTGATTTGACAGCTAATCCCCAAATCCAAGCCATGCTCCTGCAAATAGCTGATGCTTGGTCTACGGGTACGGCGGTAGCACTGAAATCCATGAACTACTGCACCATCCCGATTTACACGCCACTTGAACTGGATAAATCCTGCGCCACAGCTGCACCGCAGTTTTGCTGTCCAGACTGACTTTGGCGTATTTCTCATGTACTTGTGCTTTTTTCCATTTTCATCTATTACCCGTGCTGATTTCGATGCCAAAATTTGCTGACATCTATCCCACATTTCTTCTGATACTAAAGGTTCAAAGTCGCCTTTCACATAGATGTAGCTGCTCTCGTCCAGATTTTTAACACGTTTCTGCGTCAAATATCCGTCGCTATGGGATTTATTGTAGCAAATACACCCCTTATAGGTTGCATTATGTAGGACTCTGCTCACTTTGGAAGCGTCCCACGAAACATGGCCGCCTGCATCCAATCGGCCAAGGCGGTATAATTCGTTTACGATTTTAACCAACCCATTTTCCCCGGTAGAATACATTTGGAAAATCAGTCTTACCGTTTCAGCTTGGTCAGGGTCAGGAACATAGGTTCCGTTCTCCCTGCGGTATCCTAAGATGTTTCCGCTGCCATATAAAACGTGCTTCTCCCGGCTGATTTTCTGCCCAGCCTTCACGCGCTCTGAAATTTTGCGACTCTCATCTTGTGCCATAGAAGACATGATCGTCAGCCGAAGTTCGCCATCGTTGGTTGCCGTGTTGATACCATCGTTGATAAAAAACACATCCACCCCACGTGCTTTCAACTCACGTGTATAGGACAGCGTATCAACCGTATTTCGTGCAAAGCGGCTCACTTCGCGAGTAATAATAAGGTCAAATTTTCCCTTCTGGGCATCCTCCATCATGCGCAAAAACTCCGGCCGCTTCTGTGCTTGTGTTCCGGTGATGCCTTGGTCTACGTAGACCTCCACGATTTCCCAGTCCGAATGCCGGGAACATTCGATTTTATACCACTCCAACTGATTTTCTAGTGCGTTGATTTGCGCTTCATGTTCGGTTGAAACACGAGCGTACACAGCTACTCTCATAAATTTTAACCTCCACTGTCTCTGACTCTTTTCTGCGGCAAAAAGAAAGGCTCTGGCCGAATCCCCTCCGCCAGAGCCTTTCTCTGTTGTTTACGAAGCCTTTGCAGGCGGTTCTTCCTCCTGCTCACGCTTCATCCGAAGGAAGTTCTGATAGGTAGGCAGGTTGATTACCCCTGCCGCAAAGAGAGCTTCCACCAGACAATAGGCCATCGCCTTTTCGTCAATTTCCAGCATTGTGATACCTCCCTTGGTTATCGTTAATGGTGCTTAGAGTCAGAGGTATAACGTATCATCGAAGAATCAGAAGTTACGGACGGAGCTTGATTCCTTGGAAAGCAGATACCGGATTCTTTCGGACAATCATATCCTCTCCTGTACACCGGGAACGAGTATGATTCAGCCCCATTTGGGTAAGTCCTTTTGTGAACACCGTTTGGCTACACGCCCACATATCCTTCTCCTTGCAGTAGTCCCAGTAGGCATTATACAGGTCTTCTGTAGCAGTCACCGCTTTCGGCTCGCTCATATCACAGCTTTCCTGTACAAATTTTCCTACGGTCTTCGCAATAGAGTCTCTGACAATGCACTTTGCGTCGTCCACCTGCGGAATTTCTGGGAACTTGTAGTTAAGCTTCACCAGTTTTCGTGCATAATGCAGGGACTTGGTAACAATGGCATCTCGCTCATCCCAGATTTTATCCTCCAAGTAAGGGTCCTGCTGGTCATCCGGGATGGATTCATTGAAAGGAAGAAACACAATCCGTTTTTGAAGAGCATCGTCCTCACCGTCAATACAAAGTGGATAATTTCCGGCAAAGACAAACTTAATTCGCCTTGTTAATGTTACTGGGCTGAGATATTTGCGTTGCACCGTAATAGAGTCTCCTCCTGTAATCTGTTTAAGCCGTGAAGCTACTTCTGCATTGAGCTTCGCATTTGGCATATCCAACTCAAGATTGATTACCGCATTAAGAAAAGACATTGATGAAAACGTTCCTTTCATTTCTTGAAGTCGCAGATTACCGACACTTTCCTTCGGATATAACCGTTGGACAAAATTGCCCAGTACGCTCTTGCCGCTGTCTCTGGCATAGCCCATAACAATGAAGAACTTGCCTCGTGCCGGATAAATCATCAGGTATCCAATCGCCATCCAAAAACGCTCCTCCAGTTGAGGATTTCCATGCGTAATCTGCTTTAAGAAGCTATCGAATACCGGACATTCTGCCGATTCATCGTAGCTCGCCTTGATATAGGTAAAAATCAACCGTCTTGGGTCATGCGGCTTCAGCTCTTTCTTCATCAGATCATAGACGCCATTTTCTAAAGGTGCATGGATAGATTGGTTCTCTGGCTCACTACGTTCCAATTCCGGATCAGTGGTGCAACACTGATACAAGTCTTTGTACGCATACAGACTCGGCTCATTGTTAAGGTCATAGTCCACGTATTTTCGGTAGAGTTTTATCAGTTTCTCAAGGCCGATTGCTTCATAGTAGTAACCGTTGTAATAGTACAACACATCTCCACAGACAACGATGGGAACATATTTTTTGAGCTTTTGAACCATCTCCACAATCGATCGCCGTTTTGAGGTTTTCAGCCCAGCTGATTTTGTCGATTGGGCATCGGCATGTTTTCTCGTTGTGTTTATTGTGTCCTCATTTTTCGGAGACTCTATAGCGGCTGCATTAGAATCTTCAAACGGATTAGGAGTCCACTTTTCGCTGTCCGTGCTTGTTGCCTTGTATCGTTCAGCATCTCGTCTTGCCTTGATTTTGTTGCGCATCGCCTCCTTTGCAGAAAAAGTGGTCAGTTGTTCAACTCTCTCTCCTATTGCACAAAGCTCGTCAAGCGATGGAATGGCTTCTTCGCTCTTCAAGCTCCCCTCTCGTAATTCGTCAGCTTCGTCCTCGATTTTTAGAGCAAGCTTCCGTTGCTTCTCCTCTTGCTTCCGACGAAATTCATTCTTTCTGTTACCGTTCATATTATTCATGGTTCGTACCCTCCGAAGTAACATTCTGGAAATACATCTGGTCAAGCAGCTTTTCAATAGGATTCCGATTAAGGTTTCCGGAGAGAAGATAATCCATTCTAGTCAAGCCCTCATTCTTTCCATCTCCGACCCAGAGATACCCCATCTCTTCATCGCAAGCGTGTACCATCAGCTCGTAAAAGCCATCCAGTTCAAACTCGTCTGAGCTGTCAATCACAATAGGCGATTCCATTTGTCCTCGAACAAAAACGCTCCCAGAGATTTGGCCAGATTTTGAAGTTTTTGCGCTGAACTGAAGCGGAAAACTACTTGTTCCGTCATCACTTTTCCAGCCACATTTTACAAACGGTTCTCCGTTCTTTTTGATAATCACCTGAATTTCATTGAGCGGATAAGCTTCCTTGTTTTCGCGGACAACAGGTGCATATTTTTCCGGCATTACGGCAATACCGGCATAGTTGTCCTTGCCCTTAAAAACTTTATTCAGCCTGTCGATGTGTTCATCCAACATTTCCTGTTGGTCCCGGCTCAGCTCTCGAATCTCGTTTTCGCAATTCTTCTGTGTCATAGCAAAATACCTCGCAAATCAACTATTTTTTGTGCTTCGAAGTAACCACTCCGTTTGCAATAGTAGTTTACCATGACCCTATTCTGTCTCCTAGGCCGCTCAAAGCTCTTTTTCGTAAATTTTGGGCGTATTTCATTCATGGTTTATTCATATTTTAAAAATCAAATTATACAAAAATACGTTGAGGCCGAGAAAGTTGGAAACTCCTAACTTTCTCGGCCTCAACGTATTTTAAAATATCTTTACTCTTCTACTTTCTTTCCTTCTTTTCTACACTTTGCCTCATAAAATTTATCAGCACACTTTTCAATCTCTTCATGGCATCTTGATAAACTTTCCAGTATGTCCTGATAAATCGTTTGGTACACCCATTCTGAATGCGGATATTTCATCTCCATGTCAAAAAGTTCATCTCCAAGCCGCCAAATTATCGGCCAGCCCTCAAATTTTTGACTATCTTCTATCTCACTTTTAGGTTCTTCCTTTATGTCTGGATAAAGTTCCTTTATTCTCTTTTCCACAAGTTTTGGACTAATTTCATTTTCCTTTAACGAGTTTAATCCCCGAACTAGAAGTTCCCTATAATAATCTTCCACCGTCTTTGTTTTACCTCTGGATTCACTAATTTTTGTTATCAACTCATTCTTTTTGCCTTCTATCCTTTCAATGGTTTTTGCAAGCGTTTTGCCGTTTATTTTCGAAATCCAATTAAAGAAAACTATATTTTTTAATGTAAGTTGCGTATTTATTCCGATTTTAATTTGGCTTTTGCATTTTGCTTTTCCGCAAAAAATTATATTTAGATGACTTATTACTTTTCTTCTTATTTTTCTTGCTCCATTTACCTCATCTTCATCATTTAATATTTCTCCTTCTTTTCGTGCATCCATTATAGCCTTTACGAATCTCTCTTCTGTAATTTCACTTTTTGTTCCATCAAGGACTATATCCCGTTCTAATGCCCAACATTTCATGCTATATTGCCCAAAACTAATAGTCCCCTTCACCTTTTCTGCATAGTTATAATCATCACGTAGTTGATAATACGGATTACTCATAATTTCTTCAAGTGGATCAATTTTTCTTTTCTTCATACTTTTTCTCCTCTTAAAACTAAAACCCTCCCCGGCAAAACCATTCAGTTTCACCGGGGAGGGTTTTATCATATGTTTATCTTCCCATGTTTTGCACGATTAGTGCATCTCAATGCAACAATCTTACTTTCTGGGATTTTTGATGGCAGCCTGAGCAGCAGCCAGACGGGCGATAGGCACACGGAAGGGAGAGCAGCTGACGTAGTCCAGACCAACGTTGTGGCAGAACTCCACGCTCGTGGGGTCGCCGCCGTGCTCGCCGCAGATGCCCAGACCCAGATCGTGGCGGGTCTCGCGGCCATCATGGGCAGCCATCTTGACCAGCTTGCCGACGCCGACCTGATCCAAATGCTGGAACGGATCGCTCTCGTAGATCTTGTTCTCGTAGTATGCGCCCAGGAACTTGGCAGCGTCATCACGGCTGAAGCCGAAGGTCATCTGGGTCAGGTCGTTGGTGCCGAAGCTGAAGAACTCAGCCTCCTTGGCGATCTCGCCGGCAGTCAGGGCTGCGCGGGGGATCTCGATCATGGTACCGACCTGATACTTCATGTCAATGCCGGCAGCAGCGATCAGCTCGTCAGCAACCTTGACGACAACGTCCTTGACGAACTTCAGCTCCTTGACCTCGCCAACCAGCGGGATCATGATGTGCGGGGTGATCACATGACCGGTCTCAGCAGAGACGTTCAGAGCAGCCTTGATCACAGCACGGGTCTGCATAGCAGCGATCTCGGGGTAGGTAACAGCCAGACGGCAGCCACGGTGACCCATCATGGGGTTGAACTCGTGCAGAGAAGTAACCACGTTCTTCAGGTCGTCGTAGGTCATGCCCATGTCGGCAGCCAGTTCCTTGATGTCCTCGTCCTTGGTGGGCAGGAACTCGTGCAGGGGCGGGTCCAGATAACGGATGGTCATCGGGCGCTCACCCATGATGCGGTACATAGCCTCGAAGTCGCCCTGCTGGAACGGCTCAACCTTGGCCAGAGCAGCCTCGCGCTCTTCCACGGTGCGTGCGCAAATCATCTCGCGGACAGCCTTGATGCGGTCCTCAGCGAAGAACATGTGCTCGGTACGGCACAGGCCGATGCCCTCAGCACCCAGATCCACTGCCTGCTGTGCGTCACGCGGGTTGTCGGCGTTGGTCATGACCAGCAGCTGACGTGCTGCGTCTGCCCAGCCCATGAAGCGGTTGAAGTTCTTGTTGCCGGTAGCGGCCACGGTAGCGACCTGCTCGCCGTAGATGTTGCCGGTGGAGCCGTCGATGGAGATCCAGTCGCCCTCGACGAACTTGTGGCCGTTGATCTCGAAGGTCTTTGCCTCCTCATCGATCTTGACCTCGTTGTCGTTGCCGCAGCCGGAAACACAGCAGGTGCCCATACCACGAGCAACAACGGCTGCGTGGCTGGTCATGCCGCCGCGGACGGTCAGGATGCCCTGAGAGACCT